CTGGATCAATGACCTTAAGATCATATTTTTGCGTAGGACTAACAACAGTTAAATCTGTGCTTGATATTGTGTAATACCTGACAGTAGAAATATTTGCACTATACTTGTTAGTAGCATAATTATACAATTGTTTATCTGAAAGTGCCCACTCAAATCTAGGATCAATTATGTCATTTATTAAAAGAATAACCCAGTGGTATTGTGTATCATTATAGAACTTAAATGAAACGATTTCGGGGGTTTCACCATCCTTAATCGTATACTCTTCAAATAAACTATAATTTTCTTTTGTTTCTTGACTAACAGATATTCTTCTTAAAATATCAGATGCAAGTTGGAAGGATATACCTAAATCAAAGGTATAGGGAACTAAAGGGAACCTTGAAAAATATGACATGTTAATATCCCTTAACGATTCTTTCTTTTGTCATAAGTTCAACTTCTTGGAATGTTAAGTTCATTTTAATCTCAGTTGGTTCGCCATCTCTAAAGGATGAAAAGTATTCATTTCCGTAGTCGACTTGCATATCTGTAAGAACACATGTGCTTATCTTGTGTAAAAACTCATTTTCCGCACCTTTAAAATAATATTGCATATCAAATTCAGAGGGGTACACATAGAAAAGCCCGTCTTTAGATAGTTCGGGATGCATATGAAATTTAAACAGATCGATTATTCTTCTAACATTTAAAACCTCTGATACGCTTTTGGGTAGAAATGTATAAGAAAAGGCGAACGATCTAAAGTTAACCGCCTCAAACAAGACCTCTTTGAACGGATTGGTCGCAACTGTTGCAGCGAGTTTACCTGCCGCGACTGCTGCACCTGCCACACCTTCAAACCCAGGCAATCCTTTTGCCAAGTTTCCTATTGAAGCAACAGCCCCTGCAACTCCTTCAGCTGCTCTCCCGCCAATTGATGTTTCAATAGCAGATGAACCTCCTAAGATTCCTCCCAATAATCCAAAATCAAAATTCTTATACTTCATAGAATATTTGACCGACGGGATTGATTCAATAGGAAGCATAATTGCATCAGAAGTTCTTTCAGGCGCCTTAACTGAAAACGTATCAGAGAATTGTTGTAAAGCAGCAGTTGATCCCCCTGCAACAGCTCCCGCAACAAGAGCACCTGCGAGACCTTTTCCTTTTTTAGAAACATTAGTTAATAGGTCTTTCGCACTTCCGCTTACAGATCTTGAAATCGCACGACCAACTATTTCTCCCGCCGCTGCTGCTCCTCCCGCTGCGGCAGCTGATCCTACTATTGCTGTATTTTGCAAACCTCTTTGGGATATTCTATTTTGACCTCGACTGCTTACATCAACGTCAACAACTTTTTCAGGAGTAAATTTTGTCTTTCCTCTAACATTAATATAAAACACTATATAGTGTTGTAAATCAGCACGTTGTGTCAAATCAAGCGGATAAACTAATTGATTTACGTTATATGGACCTGAAATTGATTGAGTAATTGATAGGGGGTTTCTATCATCTCTACCGCCATAACCCTTACCAAGAATTTGGTCGGTATTAAATTTCTCTAATAATCTGTTGCGATCTGTTGACATGGCGGTATAAATAATTGGTGTAAGATCATTTATTTATAGCATGTATCAAGAAACTTATAAAGGCAAATATAAAGTAAAGAACCCTGCGAAGTATCGAGGTGATTATAATAACGTCATCTATCGTAGTAGTTGGGAACTGAAACTGATGAATTGGTGTGATACAACTCCTGCTGTATTGGAGTGGGGATCAGAAATTGCCGTGATTCCTTATGTATCACCTGTTGACAAAAAAGTGCATCGTTACTTTGTTGACTTCTATATGAAGATAAAAGACAAGAATGGTTTAGAAGAGAAGTATTTAGTTGAAGTAAAACCAAAAAAGTTTACTCAAGAACCCGTAAAACCTAAACGTGTCACTAAACAATTCATTGAAGAAGTATTTACGTATGGTGTCAATCAAGCAAAATGGAAAGCAGCACGTGAATTTTGTGAAGATAGACGTTGGAAATTCGTTGTTTTAACCGAGGATGAACTAAAAGTAGATGGCTACCGCAAGAAATCCCTTTGAAAACCTTCGCTTTACAGGCAAAGACCAAGAGGCTTCAGTCAATTGGTATCGTCAGCGTATTAAAGACCTGGGAACATCATCATTTAAACCCTCTAATCTCATGTCTAATGATGATTTATTAGTTAGACGTGTTAGACCTGGACAGCTTTACCTGTACTATTATGATCCCAAAACAAAGGACTCATTACCCTACTATGATACTTTTCCTTTGGTGTATCCATATAGAAAAATAGAAGGCGGATTCATGGCGTACAATCTGCATTATCTGCCTCCTGTTCTTCGCTTTAAAGTTATGGGAACTTTGTTAAATATACAAACAACAGGAACCCGAGAAGAAAAGAAGATTTTATACTCATATGGTGTTCTAAATGCAAATGAAGTAAGTCAGTATTATGAACCATGCATTCGCAGATACTTGACGAGTCATGTAAGATCAAATTTTTTAAAGATTCCTTACGAGGATTGGCTATCTGCAGCACTGTTACCAACTGAGAGATTTGTTAAAGCAAGCTCAGCCAAGGTATGGAAAGAAACACTAGATAAGATCGGATAAAAATGGCAACGTTTTCAGTTACTGAGTTTCAGCAAACAATTTCAAATAAAGGCCTTGCAAGACAAAATCGTTTTCAAGTTCTGATTCCCAATTTAGTTGATGGAGAATTAATATCATTATTATGCCAGAGTTCGAATATGCCTGGAGCTACAGTACAAGTAAAGAGGCAAACACTATTTGGACCTAGTTTTATTAGGCCTGCCTCTATTAATTATGGAGAGACTGTGCAGATGTCTTTTCTCGTGGATAAGAATATGGATGTAAGGAAGATATTTGATGGGTGGATTCACTCAATCATTAACCCATCATCTTTCACAGTGAATTATAAGGATGAATACGCTCGTGATATTATCATTTATCAATTAGATGAAGGTGAAAATATTACTTACTCTTTAACGTTAGTCGACGCCTTTCCAATATCTTTAGGGTCATTGTCTGTTAATCAAGCTGCTCTAGATAGATTCCACATTCTTCCTGTAACATTCTCATATCGTTATTGGGAGACAATAAATATTTCAAATTCAGAAAACTTTGATCCATTTATCGATGGGCCCAATCAAAAGTTGAAAGTAACACAACCAAAAATTGCACCCCCTATTAGACCAGATGCATCTGAAGCTGCTTCAAATTCACCCGGGAGTCAAACAGAAGGGGGTTCTTTTGGCAATTTAGGACCCATATAAACTAAAGGTGAAATATGTCATTACCAAAACTTGATATACCCTCTTATGAATTAGTTATTCCCTCATCTAACAAGAAAGTAAAGTTTAGACCTTTTCTTGTCAAGGAACACAAATCATTGTTAATGGTCACAAACGACTCTAATGAAGAAATTTCTCGTGTGGCAAAAGAGATCGTTGATATTTGTACGTTTAACAAACTCAATATCAATGATCTACCTAACTTTGATATTGAGTATATGTTTGTAAAAATACGCTCAAAGTCTATAGGGGAAAAAATAAACTTAGTTCTAACATGTACAAAATGTGAAAATAAAATTCCGTTTAAGTTAAATCTTGATGATTTGAAAATAAAGCGCGATGAGAGACATTCAAAAAAGATTATGATTACAAGCAGTGTAGGTGTTGAAATGAGATATCCTTCTCACACACTAAATCTATACGAATTAATAGAGGGGGGTTTAGAGGAATATTTTAAAGAAATACAAAATTACATACAAGCTATCTATACCACCGATGGCAAATATTTAGAAATTGATATTGCAGACAAAGATGAATTAAGTGATTTCGTTTCAACAATGACAAGTGAACAGTTTGCAAGAATAGAAGATTTCTTTTTAACTATACCTAAGTTATCACATGATATAGAAATTGCATGTGATAAGTGTCAAACAATCAACACAGCAACTGTGGAGGGACTCTCAAATTTTTTCGTTTGAGTCTCGGCGGAGACTCACTAGAAAATTACTTTAAGACAAATTTCGCGTTGATGCAGTATCATAAGTATAGTTTGTCTGAGCTTGATAATATGATGCCCTGGGAGAGAGAAGTTTATCTGACCCTTCTTGTTGAACATATAAGAGAAGAAAATGAAAGATTAAGAGAGCAAACCGCAATCAGAAAGATGGGAAGATAGAAATGAATACTTCTACAACAACTAGTATTTCATCAAACCAAAAAATTTTTGAAGAGATGAAAAAACTCCTCTCGGCTTCTCTAAAAAGCGATGAAAAATCGTTTAAGTCTTTAGATAGAATTGAAAAATTACTTCGTGTAAATTTGGCAAAAATACAAAGAATGTATGACGATTCAATGATGATAGGTTCTGCAAAGGATAGCTTAACTAAAACAACAAAACCTGAAACAAAAGTAGCACCTCAGGTTGGATCAGCTCCTCAAATTATGCCTGTAACTGAATTACCTGAGCAAGAAGTTAAACCCACTAATTACGAATCAGAAACTGATATTGATATACCAGGAAAAAAACAAAAACCCCCTGCACCTCGCAAGCCAACTCCACCACCTGTATCAGCGAGTCCTGGAATAGGAACACTTGCTAAGGTAGGTACGGTCGGGACAGTAGCCGCAGTTTTGGGGGGACTTGTCGGATTAGGATTTAATAAAAAATCGCAACTTCCTGAAACAGAGCAAGAAGCAGCTGAGAGAGGGGTTGCCCTC